GTTGTAATTGGCATGGTCAAGACCTCTAATAACCCCTACCAATTCTCGATACTCTGCGTAATCTTTGACCCCGCCAGTAGCAAGTTTGTCTATCGCCTGTTGGCGAAATTCGTCATTCTGCTTCTTAAGCAGTTCTATCTCGTTCATCTAACACCTCCCGGTTTCGGTTGTGGTTTAACGATATTTTTCACCATGTCAGCTTTAAGCTTCTGAGTAGTCTGACGCTCTTGTGAGGTCACACGTTGCTGCTCTTTCTGCATGTCCATCATGATGCGTTGAGCCTCAAGCTTAAGTTTCTCTTGAGCCAACTGAATATCAGCCTGAGTCTTCTGCGCACGGGTCTGTGCTTCTTGTGCCTTGATCTGAAGTTCAGCCTGCTGCATCTGGATGAGGGGATCCTGTTGCATCTGCTGATTCTTCTTGTCCTGCATCTGCGCCATGTTCTGCTGGAGCAACTGGACTGATGCCTGCGCCACAAGCTGAGACAACTGAACTTCAACTTCTTCAGGAAGTTTTTCGTTGGGTGGTGGGAGTGGTACGCCTAACTGTTCTTCAATCTTACGGCGATACGCAAACGCCAAATGCTCTGCAATGTGAGCCATGATTGCCCCCATCATCTGCTGAGCCGCAGGGTTCTGCCCCATTGTTTGCATGATCATTGGATCCTGCATGAACGTTGTATGAGCCGCAATGTGAGCGTCATGATCCTGATAGATAAACGCCTTCGTAGGCTCTCCTCGCAAGAACGCCATGTTCTCACTTATCGGATCACGCGGTGTCATGTCGTCATCAATCGGCACAAGCTTCTCAGCATTCTTCACACCCAGCACTTCAATCATTTGCCTGTGCAAAATTGGAAGGTCGTAAATCTGAGGTGCTTGAGCCGCCAACTGCATCACAGCCTGATACTGCATGATGCGTTGAGCCATCGTAGAACTATTGGGATCACTGACAGGTATAACTTCAACCATGTCGTAATCAGCCTGCATCGCGGCAGGATCACCCGCTACTGGGTCGTAGTCGTAGCTCGCGGGCGCGTGATCTCTAATGATGTTCTTAAGGAGCTTGAATTCCTCTTTCATTGAGTTGTGAACACGGGCTTGCACCGCGCCCATGATCTTAAGCTGCCGCTCTAAGAGAGCAAGCGTTGTACCCACAGGAGCCTGCGCACTCATGTCACTGACCTTCATGTCAGCAATAGAGCCAAGGCGACGACCTTCTTCTGTGATCTGGTTCAGCAGTGCTGCCAACACCTGTGACGGCTCCTTGTATGGGAGCATCATGATGTTGTCTTTGATTGAGCCGCTTGGTACGTCTACGTCTCTAAATTCGCCCGGTGCAATCGGTGTATCGTCACCCTTAACACGCAGACCACGAGACTTCATGCCCCCCGGTAAATTGCTAAGAGTACCCGCATCAATAAGTTGCCTGATAAGAGAAGTGCCAGCGCGAGCGTAACCACCAATAATATGGATGAGACCCATGCCGTAAGCTCCAAAGCCCGGTACGTAATCGTACTGAACCAAGTGCTGACGCTTCGCATAAGTCTCATCTTCCTCTTCCCAGTTACGGTAGATAGCTAAAACTTTATTTGTGCCGCGATCAATTGCAATGATGTAAGGCAGAGCGATGTCATCTTCCTGCTCATAACCTTTCAAGTTCCAATCAACTTGAATCTCAGCAATCTGATAGCGGTCATCCTCATTGACTGAATAGCCCTGCTCTTCAGCCTTTTTCTTCTCGACATCAGTATGAATCTGAACAGGCTCGCCCAAATCAACATCACGATAAAAACCATTGACCTGTAGCTTTTTTACATCATTCTTTGTCTTACGCATCAAGTGCGTCACACGCTCAGCAGTTCTTGCTCCGCTTGAGCCATAGGGGATGATCACATCTTCAGCAGGTACAAACAAAGACACCTGCCTTCTCAGGCCCGGGTCGTAGTACACTTTCTTAAACGCTGAGCCAGCAAGTCCCAAGTTAAACAACATGCGTTCATGCTCTGGTCTGTACTCGGGCATCTGCTCAGTCAAGCGATAGTTCATATCCTCTCGTACTCGGTTTGCCGCCTCCTCTTTAAGACGGTCAATTGCGCCGATAATTTCCGTTTTGACGGGGCCTTGCGCTGGAAAAGTTTCAGTAATAGTCTCACTTTGAAACCTAATTGCCGCTTCGGTAAGTACGGTGGAAAAGACACCACACGCACCGTTCCAAGGCTCGGTTCTTTCCTCATACTTCATCCCCAATACTTCAAGACCTTTGACATAGGTCTCAGTCCAATCTTTACGAGAGTTAATGTCGGCATCAACATACTCCATGAGTTCAGACGCAAGAGCACCCAACTCACTGTCGTCCATTTCTTCAGCCAAGTTCTTACTAAAGTCATCACTAACTTCTTTGCCCGGCTCAATTGTGATCTCCATAGAGCCATCAGCCAAAGTTACCGAGTCAGGGTTCTCAATCTCAATCTCAAGTGCAGGCTCTCCCATGTCCATCAAATCTGGAAGTCCGCCGTCAGCGGGGTAAAGAGCTTTGTCAATGTTGCTGGTAGCCATATCTGTCCTCAGTAGTACGCCGCTGTTCTACGGCGAAAGTATTTAATTTCTTCAGGCTCATCAGTCGGCAACCGTATGAACCCGCCTTGTCTAAACCGCATTAACGCCTGAGTTGTTGAGTCAACCAAGTCATCATTAGTGCCAGATGGAAAGTCATTGCATTCCTCAATAACTTCTTTTGCCCATCTCCGGTCAGGTGCCCATACTATGCCAGACGCTAATAGATCTGACACAGCATTCACCCGCGATATTTTGTCTTGTCCTTTGCCCGGAGTAAACTCCCCCACGGGAACACCCATGCGGCGAAGCTCCTGATAAAGCGCTGCTCCGTTAGATTTCTTCTCCACAACAAACGCATCAGGCTCCCATTCCTTGTACTCGTCAAGCACAAGCTTCTTCAGATCAGGAAACTCCATCCTCTTCTTAATTGAGTTGAGCAAGATAATGTTGTAGTTGTTTGTCTCTTCGTTAAAGAACACACCCCACGTAGTCAGTGCGTTGTAGTCAGCCCTGTTATTGGTCTCTTGAGCCGCGTCAAGACTCATGATGGTAAATTCGCAGTTGGGCGGATCATCCTTTTCCCATATCTGCCACCATTCCCTCTTTAGTAAAGCGCCTTCTTCCGATACAGGATTCTGCATGTACTGGGCTTGCCAATAGCGGGGATCCATACCTGCTTTTTTACCCAGTAGTTCTTCCAACGACCAGAAGTCTCCCCATAGGGGTTTGTCATTGAGGATGGCGGGAAACTCGACAATCTCCCACTGATCTACATCTTCCTCTTTGCCCATCTGGTTGACAATCATCCCTGTCAAGTCCAGCTTACTCCATCGTGTCATCACGATAATGATAGAGCCACCCGGCATAAGACGCTGGAGAGGGCCAGACTGAAACCACTCCCAAGCAGGAAGGAAAACGTCCGGTCGCCCAGTCTTAGCATCTTGTTCCGAGTGAGGGTCGTCAATAATAAATAGATCAGCGCCACGACCAGCAAGAGCACCTCCGACACCAATAGCAAAGTATTCTCCTTGGAAATTAGTGCCCCAACGTGAGGCTGATTTGGAATCTGACTGCAATTCGACCTGCGGAAAGATGTCTTTATAGGGGTCAGAACCCACCAAATTACGTACTCTGCGGCCAAAATTGACCGCTAAATCCGCTGTGTGGGAGGCCATAATGACCTTTTTATGAGGGTATTTACCTAGAAACCATGCAGGTGCAAGGTAAGAAATCATCTCAGACTTGCCGTGACGGGGGGCAATATTCACAATAACTCGTCTTTTCTTGCCATTTGCGATGTCTTCAAAGATTTTGGCCAGTCTTCTGTGGTGTGGGCCTACTTTATAGCCCGGATATACGTGGTCAATAAAGGTTAGAAAGTCATTTTTGCCTACATCTTGCACAGATTCACTGTCATAGATCTTCAAAAGCTCTAAATTACGACGTTTATCCTCTTCCACCATGAATGGCAGGGCATCTCGGATAAGTTTTAGCTGTTCAGGCGTTATTTTCATTGCTTACAACTCTAGCGTGAACGTCAACCGTGCGTTTTTCCAGTCTTTGCAGTGTCGCAAGCAGTTCATTCTCCACTTCTTCAAGTGATTGGTGCTTGATTGTGAGTTCTGAGCGCTTCTTAAATGCATCTACGCCATCAACTTCTCCCAAAGCTTTTACCGCAGCTAACCTATACTTAGGATCTGGGTTGTCAGTCTCTTGTAAGAGTTTGTTCACGACGTACTTTTTTAAATCTGCTAGTTCCCGCACGACCATAAAGTCATACTGAGCCACCATGCCCGCTAAATAGGCAATTGTCTCATTGGGATACTGCGCCAGATTCATATCTGTCTTGTTTGCAACGATTTGTTCGGCAAGTTGTATAGCTTGACCGCGATGTTCCTCTGTCGGGGCAAGAGGTTCTCCTGTTATGTCCGACAACATCTTGGCTGTTCTAGCCATCATGTCTAGTTCTTCCTTTGGGGAAAGCTCGGGCATAGCCTCAGTAGCCGAGGCTGGCAATGGTACGTTCTCTTCAACGTCAGGTATGTTTTCTAGCATAGGAGGAAAGTGGCACTCCGTTAATGTTTTTTAAATATACCACATATTTGTAAAGGGTGGTAGGAATCCTATAGGGGGGTGTTTCCTGTAAAAACTTGACAGCCAACAGTGCGGAGAAAAAGGAGGGGTGGGGGGTATTGGAAAAATGTGATGTTATTTGTGCAAGTCTTAGTGTATAGGGCGCGATGGAACCAGCTCGCAGGATTGGGGGGGCCGGTATAGGTGGGGTCAAACCGAGGAAATTTGCAAATGCCGTACCCCATCAGGCATAAAGATAGTATGCAGAGCAATAGTGCTGTGCTGTAACAGGAGAGATCGAATGATCAAAGCATTGTGGGTTTGGTTGACGCACTACAAAGTTGTAGTGCAATGGGAAGACAAGCTCTTCGTTCATTATGCATACACAATGAATGAGGCGCTGACGTGGGCTAAGCAGTATCGGCTCGCTAACACAACGGTGCTGATTGGCATCAGAGGCAAGCTAGTCGCGGCTCGCGGCGAGTGGTAACGCGAGGGGCTTCGGCCCCTCTTCTTTAATTTAGGAGATCATATGTTTTACAGAATGCATGTGCGAGTTGGTAACGAAGCTCGCGTTGGGTATTTCTTTGCATCATTTAAGAAGCCCTTTTGGATCAGCCGTAAGGTTGCGTTTTATTTTACAAACTATATCTAAGGAGATAGACATGAAAACATTAGGTGAACTTTTGCGTGACAAGATCAACGCATCGATTGAAAAGCGCCAGCAACTTGAACTTCAATGGTGGGATGCATACAAAGAAGTGTACAACGTGCGTCCACGTTGGATAGACATTTCAGGATGGTCTGACGCTAAATTAGTAGAGGAGCTCGATGCGCTCAGCAGACCCGCTGAACACGAGCACTCAGCGGCAAAATATGAACAGAACAACTGATGAGGCTTAAGTAGCCGAAACCGCAGGGATGCGGTCTTGTTCATTAACTTAGGAGATAAACATGATACAGCTTAGATTATTTGACACAATGGATGACATACAGTACGCAATGAGCTTGACTAGCGCCGAGCTACCAAAAATAAAGCAAGCAAATTATGATGCATATTGTTTTATTAAAGACATTCGTAGCATCGTACACAAACAAAAACACATGTATAAGAGGGCTGATATGGAATACAAACAAAACATGGATCGTATCTATAGGTAACTAAGGGAGGCTTCGGCCTCCCTTTTTTTGTGCCCAGCTTTCTGATACCAGTTATTTGTCGCCGCGCGAAGGCGTGTGCGTGCCTGACCTCTAGGTTATAAATTCACCTATCCGTGAAAATTTGCTTATCGGATAAAAAATCGGGCATATATAAAGTGTCAGGCAAGCAATTCGGTTTGTCTGGCGTTTTCAAAATGCTTTATAGGAGAGACACAATGTCTAAAGCAAAACTTTCCCCAGTGGCACAAGCCATTTCTGCAACTACCCCAACCCCAGTGGTTGAAATAACATCCTTCAAGGATGCGGGTTATCAGTCTGCCTTGTCAGGCGAGCGCATGACGAATGTCGCATCATTCGTTATCAGCAAGTGTCCCGATTTCCTGAATTCATACTCTGACGAAGTTGGTGCAGAGTTGAAATCAGGTTGGGCACTTCGTTGGCAAGAGTTGCACCCTGCCGTTGTTTACTCTGATGAGTGGACACCCAACCCGAAGGGTTTGCATAGTGTCAGTCTGGCATATTGCTTGTCTTACAGTCAGCAAGCCTTCGGTCAGATCAAGACTGATAACCCAGTCAAGCATGGCGTGATCAAGGGCATACGCGACGATTTCAGCAAGTATGTCAGCAACCGAATGTCAGACTTGAAACGCGCAGTGCGTAAAGAGTTGGACAAGGGAAAGGTCAGAGAGCGCATCCAAGCGAAAGTTTGGACAGACTTCCAGACAGACACCTTCGACGCAATGAAGGCACGATGCAAGACTGCACTGGCACGCAATGATGCCACTGCACCAACCGAAGTAAAACTTCGCATGGCAATCGATGCCTTCAAGACTGCGCTAAGCAAGTAACTTAGCAACCCTGCCCTGCCAGATCGAAAGGTCTGGCAGGGTTTTTTTTCGTCTCGACCCTACGAGACCAGTTACTTGTCGTCGCGTGTGTGAGCGTGCGTGTGCGTGGGCAAGGCTCTAACTTAGTCATTCAGGGGTTAGTGAAATTATTCCAAAGTTCCAATGTAATTCCAACACAACTGGAACTGAACTGGAACTTTGGAATTCCAAATCTGAAACTAGGGTTACTACCTAGAAATTCCACTTATTTGTAAAGTCGTTCCAAAATTGGAATCGAAATTGGAACCGTGCAAGTCCTTGTTTTATAAAGCTTTTTTGGCAAATCATGGCTAAAAATTCCAAAATTCCAGTTTGTGCGTAGGAGAGCCAAGGTTGTAGAGTTATTCACGTTCGCTTCTCTTCATCAGCTAGTGCAAGGCAACGCTTGTTTTAACTTAACTATATGGGTTTTTTAACCTCCTCGTTCTTTGCACATCCCCTTGGAATTTTGGAATTTTGGAATTTGCACTTTTTACATCAGCACTCTTTTTTAAAAAAGAATACTATTATATCTATATATACTATATATAAGTATAGTTAGCCAAGTAAAAACCCATCCAAATAAATTCCAACCATTTTCCAAATTCCAACGCCACTTTACAAAAGCCAAATAAATTCCAATCCAACCCCATCTCAAAATAGTTGACCCCGACACTTCTTGTAATCAGGTATACATGTTATAATGGAAGTTCGGTGGGTGATTAGACTCATCGAACCCCTGTTTAGTCATTCAGGGGGTAGTGAAAAAATTCTAGGAGAAAGCAATGAAAGTTCACTTTTTGGTCAATCCCACAAATCGGGAACAACACCAATACCTGCCCCGCAAGATGCGTAAAGCATTGCGCGTTACAACCCCTCGTACTGTGCGTCAGTCTGCGACTCAGCTAGACGCTGACAAGGTGGTGTCTGATTGGTTAGCCATTCACGACCCCCTGAACGACAGAGACTATCTCTGCACAAACACGACCGACCCCGCATTCGACTTTGATGAGTTCAAAGACATCGACAACGAGTACGAGGGTTTAACCATAGTCAGCATGGGCAAAGACACACGTCGTTGGCTCAAAGGCTACAACATCCTGTAAACAACAAACAAAGGAACATCATGGGAATCAAGTATTACCCGATGGTATGGATACTGTGGGGAAACGATAGTGTCAGCAGTACGGTGAAACTATCTAATAAACGAGGTGTCCACATTGTCGAGTTGTTTGCTCACAAGATAGATGCAGAGGAATACATGCGTACATGCAAAGAGGATGACGTTTATGGTCATTATTGGATACAAGAAAAGGAGGTGTTCCAATGAAAGTCCGAGACATACGAAAACGAGCCAAGGGGAAGTACCAATCCAATGGCGCGTTCAAGTTCTTGAGGATGAGTCAAACCAAGCGATGCCGTATCTACCAACAAGGATGTTGGCATTGCGACTTTTGGCACTTCTATGATATTAACAAGCGATTCCCTACATGGTGGGAAATGACAGATGAAGGAGTAGTGAAATGAAAGTAATCAGAACAACCGAGGGTTACATGGTAGAGAAGGATGATGGCGACTACCTGTGCGATGCTCATGGTGACAACACATGGGAGACAAGGGGAGAAGCCGATGAGGTCATGGCGTTGCGATTGGGCTATGAACACTTCATTCAGGTTCGTGTAACGGATGTATATGGGAAGCGTGTGGTCTATCCCGTGTGTGAGAAGGCGAAGGTGTTTGCATCCATTGCCGATACCAAGACCCTGACTGAGACAACTCTCAGGTGTATACGCAAACTTGGGTATGAGATTCATCCTGTACCGCAAGAGCCTTTAACACTAGACCTATGACTCAACAAAGTTGGGGTATATCCCTATGTTTATTTGTAAAGTTATGGTATAATGTAATTTGAGTGGGGAAGTTCTCTACTCAATAGTCTAAGTTAGTCATTCACGTTATCGTGAAAATTTTAGTAAGGAGTTAGTTATGGGACAGTTCAAGCATATCAGCACTATCCTCGATCAGATCGCAGAGGATTCCAATGTGCATCCATCCATCCGCGAAGCGATGCGCGATCTAGTCGTGAACAACACAATAAAGTCTCAGCCCATCGTGGAAGTCTATGTGCTTCTGTGCGATGACGTGGTGACAGACGTATTCACCGACAAGGCAATGGCAGAGTATGACTTGCACATCTGCCAAATGGAAGACAACGAGGAAGGTCTAGGTCATAGCTGGACATTGCTTACTCGACAACTCAATACCGCTACGCTGTGACACCTAGTTGTTCAGCCTGTGGTGAACCATTTTCTATTGCTCGCCAACTACATGGTTATACATTGTGTATGCCATGTGGCGAGTTACACGCGCGTTCTGTGAAACACACAATCGTGCCGATGCCCAAGTCCAACTACATAGTTGTGACTGATCGTTCCTTGTTACTTAACCTTAACTCATCTCATAAAGGGAGTCGTTGAAATGAACTTTGAATTACAACAACCGAGCCAAGTGATCTCACTTGCAACATCTGCGCTCATTGTTAACGTGGATGTGAATGTGTGGACTGCGACCAAGCAAGATCGCGCTATCTCTGACGAGGTTACATCCGCTAAGAATGCATCCTCTGAGGCAGGCAAGTTCACCAAGAACTTACTCGCCAATTCGCCCGACCACAAAGCCCTCCTTAACTATCGGCAAACCGTCTATAACTGGCTTCAGCGTTGCACCTACGATTGGGCGGG